ACTTCCTGAAGATCCAGATGATCCTGAAGAACCAGATGATCCAGCACTACCTGCACTTCCTGAAGAACCGGATGATCCAGCACTACCTGCACTTCCTGAAGAACCAGATGATCCAGCACTACCTGCACTTCCTGAAGAACCAGATGATCCAGAGGATCCTGCACTAGCATCTCTACCTGATGATCCAGAAGAACCGGATGTTCCAGAAGAACCTACACTTCCCGAAGAACCAGAAGGTCCTTGATTTCCATTTAAATTTATCGACCAATCCGAATATGTTCCAGAGCCTTTATAATTTAAAACTTTATAATTTAGAACACCGAATGAACCAACATATGTTACAACTTCACCTATAATTTTATTCGAACTATCATGGACTATTAATAATTCTTGTCCTGGAGTATAAGCTAAACCTGTACCAATAGTAATTGTCTTATAACCGCCTAATGATGATGGAATGGTAATACTAGTAGAAGATGAACTAGCATAACGATCACCATCTACTCCAGATGTTCCTGCAGATCCAGAAGTTCCCGTTGAACCAGAAGTACCGGATGACCCAGAACTTCCTGTACTACCAGATGATCCCGCAGAACCCGCACTACCAGCACTACCAGAGGAACCAGCACTACCTGCTGATCCGGCACTACCTGAAGAACCAGAAGAACCAGAAGAACCAGAAGAACCAGAAGAACCAGAAGTTCCATAACTTCCTGAGCTTCCAGATGTTCCGGAAGAACCCGAACTTCCTGAACTTCCAGAAGAACCTGATGTTCCGGAAGTTCCAGAAGAACCATCATCACCTTTATCACCTGTTCTTGCAAAAGTTAATACTAAATCATCACCTGAATTAAAAGGTAAATTTCCATTAGTTGATGAAGATTCAACTACTGTTACATCGATGTCATGAGTTGTATGTGTAGGTAAGTAATCTGCGTCATTAATAACAAATAATACAAAAATTTCATTTTGAAATTTTTTGCTAATTTTTACATGACCTTTTATTATGCTAGAAGAATTCGCTATTACATTTAAGAATGCATGTAAATCGGTATTATTTGCATCACTATCGCTAATTGTTATATTTGTTAAAGAAGAAAGTGCGGTATCATCAACTGTAAATTCTCCTGTGCTTGGAGAACTATTTGTCGAATATGAGTATTCGAAAGATGCCCCACCAAAATTTCCATCTCTACCTGATGTTCCAGATGTACCAGAACTACCTGATGTTCCAGATGTACCAGAAGAACCTGCACTGGCATCTCTACCAGATGATCCTGATGACCCAGATGTTCCTGTTGATCCGGATGTGCCAGAAGATCCTGCACTACCTGATGATCCAGAAGTACCTGCACTACCTGTTGATCCTGATGTTCCTGAAGATCCGGCACTGCCTGATGTTCCTGAAGATCCTGCACTGCCCGATGATCCTGATGTTCCTGAAGATCCTGCACTGCCCGATGATCCTGATGTTCCTGAAGATCCTGAACTACCTGCTAAACCGGATGTTCCTGATGATCCTGAACTGCCTGTTAAACCGGATGTTCCTGATGATCCTGATGTTCCTGATGATCCGACACTGCCTGATGTTCCTGATGTACCATCAATGCCTGACGTTCCTGACGATCCTGATAAACCATCAATGCCTGACGTTCCTGACGATCCTGATAAACCATCAATGCCTGACGTTCCTGACGATCCTGATGAACCGGAAGTTCCTGCACTAGCATCTCTACCTGAAGTTCCCGAAGTGCCTGCGGATCCAGAGGAACCTGATGTTAAAGGACTAATTTGATCAAGAATGTTTGATCTTAAAATCACTGAACCACTAGATTGACCTTCTTCTAAGTAAAATCCATCATCTGTGTTAATGGTTATATGATCAACTTTAGAAACTGTATTACCGGATATTTGCGATTCGGTAATTTCTAGAGGAGGAGATGCTTCTCCAAATTCCAATGTTCCATTTGCGGTTACTCTAAGAACATCGCCTTCTATACCTAATCCAGTCTCATTAACCTCTTTAATTTCAGTAACAGAAAATATTTTATCACCATTAGTATCTCGTATTGTAAAATCATTTCCAGAAGAACTATGAAATCCTAAAACAGCATTTTGAGTACCTACACCAATCTTTAACGATTGAGTATCTCCAATTGTTATGGATCTATTTACAATAAGATTTTTATCATCACTAATTGATAATATTTCAGGATCAAAAGATATTATGATTGAAGTTGTATTTTGTGCGGCAAGTAATCCATTACCAGTTTTTATTGATTTAAATTGTAAAATACTTTCACTGGTATTGTACTCTGTATTAGAGTACAATTGAACTGTATTAGAAGTGACATTTAAATTATTACCGTATACTCTTTTTTCAGGATCACTACCTCCACCTCCATAATATTCGCCCCAACCAGTTATAACTTTCTGCGCAGTTGATGCTGCTTGAGAACCAATATCTTTAACAACTTTTTTAAGGGTTTCAATCTCATCTCTTAAAGGTTGAATTTGTGCGTCTTCACCTTTAGGTCCTTGTGGTCCTTGCGGCCCTAAAAGTCCTCTAGGACCCATCGGACCTTCAGGACCTTGTAATCCTTGAGGCCCCATTTTACCAGGATCACCTTTTTCCCCTTTATCTCCTTTAGGTCCCGGTAAACCTTCTAAACCCTGCTCCCCTCTCTCACCTCTAGGTCCTTGTTCACCTTTTATTTCTAGGACCTTAATCTTTTCACCAGTTACTGGATCTAAGATTTCTCTAATTTCTTTTATTAACTCTTGCTTTGCTCTTTTTAATTCTTTTTGAGTATAGGCTAGAGAGGCAGCTAAAACTTCATTTAGTTTTACCTGTTTATCGTTTTCATTTGACATTTAATTAATCGTCTAAATTTATAGTAGAGAGAATATCATTAATTGTGTTTTTCAATTTTTCATCATTTTTTGTCGAATCAAATTTATCTTGAATTAATTTTTCAATTTTTTCTTCATTTAAAAAATCTGTTTTTTCATGACTTACAGAGTTTGTTTCCATTCCCATTTTCATATCATCTTCACCAGAAAATCTAGGATCATCTAATTCTTTTGCTATTTGCTCATCATTTGTTCTAATATCATCATCACTCATCAATAAAATATTTCTTCTGATAAATTCATTTGAATAGTATTTTCCAGCATATTCAGATAAATCTCGTAAAAGATTTAAACGATCTTGTAATAATTCATTTCTTTTCATTTCTGTGAAATGACTATCGCTTTCAAAATGATAATAAATTTGATTTTTTATTTTTTTCCAGTCATCTCTGTTCATTACACCTTTTAAACTCAATTGTCTTTCCAACAAATCATCAAAAAGTAATGTAAATCTATTCTGTAATCTATTGATAAACCTAGTAAATTTTACTTCATCTCTAGAAATTTCTGTCGCTCTACCTATAGTATAAGAAGCTTCAGATTCCAGTCTAGATAGTGGTACACCTAATGCTTTATATAATTTTTTCTGAAAATAAATCACATCTTCAATATCACCTAAATTTTGTCCTCCTGGTAATGTTGTAACTTCAGTTCCCCTACCTCCTTCCATTCTAGGCATCCAATAATCCTCAAGCATGGACATATGTTTTCTATCATCACGAATTTCACCTGTATTTGCATCATATACTAATTTATTCTTATATCTTGCCATTAGATCACGCATATACTGTTCTGCTCTAACTTTGGGAAGATTCCCGACATCAACATAAAAAATTCTTCTTTCAGGAGCTCTAGATATACGATAAATGACCAATGAATCTTCAATCATTCTTAACATATTTAAAGGTTTGATAGCTTTATGTAAAAATGATAAAACTAATGATTTTGTGGCGTTTAATAACCCGGAATGACAATATACTATTGAATCAATAGAAATTTTTAAACCTGAAGCCGCATTTGTGAATGCTGTACCTATGGTTTGACCTTGTGCCTGATAAATTCCTTTTTCATTATAAACATAGTATTCTTGTATTTGTTTTTGAGAAGAACCGTTTGGAAGTTTTATGGTTTGATTTTCTCTAATTTTTTTAATTTTGCGAGGATCTAATAATCTTAATTCAAAAATACCTTTTTTAGGATTTTTATCATCTATAATAACATGATAATAAATTCTCCCATCAATATACCATCTTCTAAAAAGATCATATCCTAAATTTTGAAAATCAAGAAGTTTTGACAACTCTTTGAATTCAATTTTTATTTTTTCTTTAATATTATCAGATAAATTTAAATTATCTAATTTTATATCAACTATTGGTTTATCTTTTACTGAAATAATTGCTTCATTAATGATATCATCTATAGCATTTTCAACTTCTGCCTGTAATGACATATCTCTATAACGATTGATTAATTCCGTTTCACTTTTTATAGCACCTTCGGTATCAATGTATGTACCATAGACACCACCAGATGCAACCGTCACGGAACCATCATCATTTTCAACTTCAGCAAATGATTTAACTTTTACTTCATCTTTTTGTTTTTTTCCAATAGTAAAACCAAATATATCAATAGCCATGTTTATTCCTGAATGCAAGTGAATAAAATATTACTGTTTTATTTATTCACTTGCAAAATCAGAAAAAAATAATATTAATATTATTAAAATGCGCCTACATCCTGTTGCGCAGGACCGGTTTTAGTTGTTGCTGCAGTACCAGTGCCTACTTCAGCGGTCCAATAATCGTATGCGAAAGTAACTGTAAATTCCTCAATCGAATCATTATCTCCCCAATCAAGAGTTATTTCGCTTATATCAATAGGAAACATTCCATGAAATAGATAAGATCTCAATATAGTACCCTCATCACCACTAGCAGCCTTTGATAGTTGATTAACAGTTACACTATCAATCACATAATCATTAACCCCACCTGCTCCAGTTCTATAATTTCCTGTATGTGTATTTATACCCTCCATCCAAAACTCAAATTCCGATCTGTAAGAAAAATTCTCATCATTTATCACAGTAATAGTCCAATCAGCAAAAGTTCTATTTCCTGCTAATTTTATTTCTCTACCCATGTATGGAACTACAACAGTTCCTATGGTAGAACCAGGAATAGATGCAGCTTTGCATAAAAATTTAAGATCACCTTCGGATTCATTGAACCATTGATTTTTTTTAGGAATTATAACTTCAAATAAATTAGGTCTCGCTCCATCCCATGCCAATTTTTCTCTAAAAGTGGAAACATTGAAAGCCATTTATATTCTCCTATTAAATTGCGTTTATTACTTCATTAAATTGTACTCCTGTTGCAACAGCAACAAAATTCAAATTAATAAAGTTAATTGATCTACTGGGTTTTATAAAAATATCTCCCCTAAATTCATTTCTGTCTACAACATTAGGAGGATTATTTGTTGCATCACAAACAACTTTATAATCTGAAATACCTCTTCTAGATTTTACTTCACGTAAAAACGGCTCAACTAAACTAACAAAACTTGCTCTTGTAAAAGCATCATTAAATTCAAATAATGAAAATTGTGCGGCATTAGCGATTGCTTTTTCTAAAATGATGAATAATCTTCTCACATTAATCCTATCAAATGCGGAAGGCCTTGCCAACAATGTTTTATCACCAAATAGTATAGTACCGCCTCCTGGCAATGAAATAACAGGATTTATTCCATTTGCATACAACAAATCTCTATCAGCATTGGTGGGATTAAATGCCAATTTTGTTACATTTTTTACATTACCTCTATTAAAACCTGCAGGAGATACATATGGATTAATTGTATCAGCCTGGGCACATATTCCAGCAACATCACCATTTAAAGGTATATATCTGAAAACTCCGGAAAATCTATCAAACATATATTTGTAGTTGCCGTCCATGACCGCATAACTAGAACTTGGTAAATTTTTTCTTCTTGCTACAATATTAGCTGTTTCCTGACCAGTGGTAACAAAATCTTCATATCTTGGAGAAACAAAAGCCACACAATCTTTTCTATACTCACAAATTTCGTTAATTATATACACTGCTATCTCATCCGGAACTTGACCTGGTATAATTAATGATATATCAACATCTTCTGGATTTCTAAACATATTGTAAGCATTCATGATTTCTCCAGATCCAATTACATCATTGCCGTCTACTCCTCCACCTAAACTTTCTGAGACGGTTCCTTGTGCAAAATTTGTAACTGAAGAATTATGAAAACCATTAAACGGTAGAGTTGTAGAGTTTTGTAAAGTCGTGCCCCAATCCAAAGATAATGTAACACCATCAATGGATCTTTCATCTCCGATATTATCGTGACCTCCAAACCATACCCAAGCAGATTTATTACTTATCACATCAGGATAATAAATTGAAGTTCCATCTGTTGTAGATAGTGCATTTTTCGCTACTGATAAATTAGAGTATCTTTCTAAAACCGACACACTGGTTTTTGTTGTTCCTCTACCTCTTCTATCTGGAATTCCTGTTATTTCGCCATCCTCGTCAACAACAATTACATGTATTTCATCTAATGTATCTTTATTACCAGTTGTCTTTAAAGCAAAGGCAGAAGTTAAAGGTGGATTGTCAAAACTTGATCTATATTCCCACTCCCTAGAATATGTTGAAGAACTAACTAAACGATCAACAGGTTCCGATAAAGTTAGTGCCAAATCACTTTCAATAGAATCTACTCTTCTTCTAACACTTTGATTTGTACTATCAGTAAATGTCAAAATATCTCCGACATTTAATTGATATCTGAAAAATGTATATGATCCGGTAACAACTTTAGATCCTGCCGGAATATCCAGTGTTCCAAACATGTTATCAGAACTTTCTTCAAAAGCAGATCTAGAGTGTCTAATAACTGTATTTCCAGCATCGACAGAAGATGCTCCAAATAAATTTATTGTTTGATTACCGGAAACAGTAGTATCATATCTTACAGCATCAAAAGATGTTGTATTTGCTACAGATGTAACAATACCTTTTGTACCGTTAAAAATTTCTACAACATCACCTACACAAAGTTGTGAACTAACACTAGATTGTGAACCGGTAAAGGTGTTTGAATTTTGTTGTGCCGAAAAGGTTCCTGTCAATTCAATTTGTACATTAGCAGAAAGAGTCACAGTACCTTCAGCAGTCGCTGTGGTATTTGCTCTATCTGGCAAACATATACTTGTCCTTAAAGAATCCCCCAATTCTCCTGGATATTTCGCAACAAAATTTCTATCACTACCGGTTAAGCCATTTGGATAATTTTGTTCGTAATCTTTAACATTTTTGATTAAAAATCCATTACCATTTGTTGATGAATTTAATGATACTGTCGTATTACTTGCTCTGACAACTTTTAAATTATTTGAATAAGATAAAAAAGAACTACATGTTAAAAAATAATCATAGGTATTCAAATCGGTTTTACCGAATTTCATTTTCAAATCATCGGAATCGACAACGGAAACAATTTCTTCTACTGGACCCCATTTAAAAAGACCAGCATGTGCTCCTACTGACGTAGAAGGAATTGGAACTCTGGTAGTCAAATCTATTTCTGCAACTGACACACCTGGACTAACCATAAAAGCCATACTTTCTCCTAGTATATATTGTTAAATGCTAACTGAATATATTTATGAAAATATCATTTTTAAAATGGTCATTTATTTATCTTAATATAAATATTTTATTATGAAAAATAACGTTAAAAAAAGGTTTGAAAAAAAAGTCATTAAAACCGATGATTGTCACTTTTGGGTTGCGAGTAAAACTAAACAAGGTTATGGAATGTTTTCATATAACGGTAAATCAATTCCAGCACACCGAGTTTCTTATATGTTATATGTAGGAGATATTTCTTCAAATTTAATTGTTCACCAAACATGTAATAATACATACTGCGTGAATCCAAAACATTTAGTATTAAAAATGAAAAGTGATGTTAGAAAAGATTTTTACAACATTAGAATAAACAATGAAATGATATTTAAAGAATCAATTAAATATTTGGAGAAAATAAAAAAAATTAGACCTGATATTAAAAAAGATGTGGAGCAAATTATAGAAAAAATAAAAAAATCCGATAACGTTTTACATATTACATTAGATGATTAAAAATTATCCCCATATGAAAATTCTTTTTCAATCACCCAATCCTGTCCACCCATTCTGACTGTTTTCTGTTCATATGAACCTAAACCATCTTCTATGAATCCAAAAGGCATTAAATTTGCTTCTGCCTCTAATAACTGTTCTTCAAATAATTTTTCACGTAAATCTAAATCTGTTATTTCAGTAAAATATTTTTGATTTACTAACCAACCAAATAAAAACAACGTTGTGACTAAATCATCATGATAACCCTCATCTGCTTCATAACTTTGTCCTTTAGCTACAAATGTTGTCAATTCGGTAATGGTATCCAGATCATAAATGATCAATTTATCAGTCTCAATTAAATCTTTTAATGTTGAACAACCTTTTCTTTTAACTTCTTTTGTTGTTCTAACCCCTAATTGCGCACCTTTACCAAAACCTGCGCCTAATGTTTGTCCACTTCTACCCATTACACTACTTTGAAATATATTTTCATACATAATTTCATGATGTAAAATATCTGCAACTTGTCCCCCAATATCATTAGTCTCAACCAATACATATGCTTTATTATAATATAGACTAACATTTTCTATTGCTGAAGGAAAAAGCATTGGAGATATATTTGGATCTCTATACTTTGCAACTTGAATATATGGAAATTTTGAAATATCAATTATCGAAAAAGCAGAAAAATCTTGTCCTCTACCTCTTGCAGAATCAACTATACAAACATAAGAATGCTTGGGTTTCACATCCTCATATATGTCTAAAAACCCTTTTTGTTGTATTGGAGTTTTATATGCCATAGTTCTCAATTTTGCCGCAGATATCAATGTATTAGTAGAACCAATGAATTCACATTCATATTCTTGAGCGAACTGTTGTTCACTTGTATTTCTAATTGTCTCTTCTTTCCAAACCTCATCTCTGCCTGGAACTTGAGACCAATGGACATTTATAGGAACATAATCACTACGTCCCTCTTCAGCATCAATCCACATCTTATAAAACATGTTAAGACCTTTAGGAGTTGATACTATAAAAACTTTTGTAGTTTTACCTGAGGATATTGTCGGATAAACTGATGTAAAAAATTGTTCAGCTAAAGATGGAGGATCAATGTGTGCAAACTCGTCCATGAAAATTATATTAAAAGACGATCCACGAACTGCCGATGATGACGTAGAAGCAGCCATAACTTTACTTCCATTTTCCAATTCTATATTACCTCTATTCCATACAACAACACCTTGTTGCAACCACTGAGGTAAATTTTCATAAGCAGTTTTTAATCTATCTAAAATTTCTCTGGCTGTAGAACCTTTATTGGCGAGGATTGCAATATTAGATTGCTCATTGAATAATGCATAATGCAATAGGTACGAAACAATTGTTGTAGATTTTCCGGTTTGTCTTGGCATTTTACATATAACAAAACGGTTTCTGTGAAAAGTTTCCACCATTTCTTCTTGATAATCATATAAATCAAAATTTACTAACCCACGATCAACGTGAACTATTTTCACATAATTTCTTGAAAAATGTATAGGATCATTAGCACAAACCATATATTCTTTTAGTGTATTCTTATCATACTCTACCTGAACATGAGCGGCTTTAAGTAATGGATTACCCAGATAATTTTGTGTAGGCATTACGAAACTTTTATAAAATAACTAGATTGTTTAGTATTCGAAGAGGCATATAAAAATATTAATGTCGCCAAATCATTTTTTTGTTTTTGTGATCCATTCTCAATTATATCTACTAATTGTAAACATAAAAATTTAGAATTTATAAATCCATTATTATCTTTT